CTAAGGTTCCCATATACTATATATGTCCCCCTGATCGTTTTCTGACCAAAACCCTGAAACTTAGCCCGCCCATAAGCATTATGTTATACTGCTTTTGTAGGGAGTTATGGGAAATGAAGGCATTTACACTGATAGAGCTGTTAGTGGTTATTGCTATTATTGCAATACTGGCAGCTATGATGCTCCCTGCATTGGGGTCAGCTAGACAAACAGGCTGGCAGGCGCAATGCCTGAATAATCAGCGTCAGCTTAACATAGCTATTACGGAATTTGCAGGGGATCATCATGATCGGTTCCCTTATGCGTCAGCTTGGAGGGGTGAGCCTACGGGGATGTGGGCTTGGGTGGCGGATTCGATGAGTGGCAATGGCTTGTGGGGTAAGACAGATAGGCCCTTGTTCTGGTCGCCGCTGAAGGATTACACAGGAATGCACATATTCAGGTGTCCCGGGGATAAATCCACTTCGGCTGGGTGGAATATGCCTACTAATGCGATAAAGCTTAGGCCCAGAAGCTACTCAATGAACATTTTTGTGGGGGGTTGGAGCGGTTGGCCTTGGATGTACGACAATCAGTACAAGATTCACCACACTTATGCGGATGTGGGGGCTACTTCCAAGCTGTTTACGTTTATTGAGATGCCGAAGGAGAGCATCAACGCCGGGAATTTCAGGGTTGTGCCGTTGAAATCGGGGGAGAAGGACAGGTTCAGTCAGGATTGGCCCGGTATTTACCACAACGGAGGGTCGGTTATTAGCTTTGTGGATGGTCATGCGGAGTTTCGGCGGTGGTTGGAGGAGGATACGAAGATTATTCCGTTGGAGGCAGGGTCACCTACCACGCCGAAGGGCATTGTGTTGAGCGAGGACAACCGGGATTTGCAATGGTTAAGGGCAAGAGCCGTAGTACCAGACCCTAACAATCATCAATGGTATCAGATGATGGGCGGGATAGGGAGATACAACAGGAGTTGGAACATGAGGGAGTTTAATGGGAAGATGTATGAGTCGTGGGGTTGGTATTGGAACAACAGTTGGGGTCATCATCCGTCTTGGAAGCCGTATTACTAATCTAATCATTGGCTGTCAGAAATGTGTCAGTTGTGTCGGTTCGGCGTTTGACCGTTTTTTGGTGGTGCTGTTAACCACTGGCTACCAGCGGGTTACCGAAACAACAGAGAATTACTCAATATATTTACTTGACGGCATGAGTGAGCCACACAACAGAAAGCCACGTTGCAAATACTGCGGGTGTACTGAGTCACCGATAGTGGTGCGGGGTCATTTGGAGTGCCCCAAGTGTCACACGGTGATCGAGTCCTGTTGTGAGGGGAGCTTCACCTTGATAGAACTTCTGACGGTAATTGCGATCATAGCCCTGCTTGTGGCGCTACAGTTGCCCATTCTGGCAAAGGTGAAGTTTGAGGCTCAGAAGGCTGAATGTATGAATTACAAGAGGCAGTTGAAGATTTTCTACTACACCACGGACTTTGAGGATGGGTCGCCTCCGTACACGGTAAGGCCGTTAATGAAGGCCAGCAGGCTGGGCGGGAAGTGCTACAACTGCCACGCATCAGCGCCGTAAAAAGTTGCGTCTAGATGATGGTTTATTTTCGTGGATGCCGGGTGTTGTGTTACACTGTTTGGGCTATGGCAGAACTAATCAAGACCCTAAAAGCGGCACTGTGTGAGGTGGAATCATTCGGAAACAGCAAGGCGGTAGACATGCTGGATAGGGCTCTTGATCAGGCCTTTAGGGTTATTCGGGAGAAGAAGAAGGGCTAGGCCCGACGTTTCATTTTCTTGACTCGCTTAGTTCTTTTGACCGGCTCCTTTATTAGATTGGCCCACCACTTGAAGGCATCCGGGTTGTCTTTCCAGACGGCGCACAGGCCGTTGGCAAGGCGGTTGGTGAGCTGCTCTTCCTTGCCGGAACTTATTCCCATCCCGTAGTTAATGGCGTGAATAACCTCGTGGAGGAAGGTGTTGCACATTGCAGACCTAGGCTGGTTATCCGCGATGTAGATGGTTAACCGGGTGAAATCGCACCACCCCAGCTTGTCGCCTCCGGCGTCATCCATTGCCTGCCATTTAACATCATATGTTAATCCGACAATATTTAGCCTAGATGGCCTCATCAGTTATTGGATGGTTTCTTGATCCAAGGAAGGACCCTGTCCTCCCCGTACAACTCATGCTGGAGCTGGATGAGGGTGCACAGCCTGCCGAGAAGAAAGGCACCCGGGGGCGGAAACATCTGGGTAACCTCACAACAATTATAGGCATTGATCTCCAGAACACTCAGCCCCATTGAATCGAGAAAGCCGAACATGATGTTTTGTAGGCACTCGATCTCGTTGTGGAGAGCCTCGCGGGAGGTTATTTCCAGCGTCCTGAAAGAAGTATCATCAAGATTGCCCCGTAGTTGCAAACGTCTGTTGCGGTATCCCATAGCGATTCGTCCTTTACTTGTCTGTCTCCCCCTTTAAGGCCCTTCAGGCCGAGGTTCAACATCCGCTGTATCTTATCATTAAGACGTATAGTCACGCCAAGGGTGTTCATTTCTGGGGAATCCGAGAAGTGAATGTTGCGGGAACCGTAGTCGTGTTGCTTTTTATCAAAAAGCTTTATGGCCTTCAGGGCCACCTTTATTCTCTCTGAACCCATCTCGGTTTTTAGGTCCAGAAACTGACTTATGGTTTTTATCATCTCCCTTTCGCTTCGCTCCAGCTGTCCGTCAGGGGTGGGAGTTGAGGTAGTCGGCCCAGTCGTTGTCTGACCAGACCCAAGTGGGTATTGGGGTTCGCTCATGTTTTTTATATATCTTTGGGGCTTCGGGCATCTTCAGAAAACTCAATCATGTCAACAATGGACCACAGCTTCTGGTCTAACACCCTAATGTCGTGGTCTGGGCACGCTTCCCTGTGTTGGGTAATTGCCTTGATTAAGTCGTTTATCAGGAGCTGCTGCCTATCGACAACATCCGACTCATCCATAAGGATGATGGGTTCCTTGAGCTGTTTCTTTCTCTGTGCCATAAGGCGGGACTTTAAGTTCCCGACAGCAGAGACAGGTCAGCGAAACCTGCCCTCCGCTGCCGGGGTGGGGCAAACTACAAAACCCCAAAAAAGTTCCCCCGGACACTCGCCGGGGAGGGAGGGGAGTGAGTAGGCAACATGTTGCCAACCCCTACCTTACATCATTAGAACGGGCTGTCCTCCTTGGAGTCCGGCGGGACATTATTCAGAAGCCCGATGTCACCAAACACCTTGAGGGTGGCCTTTGTCGTGCCGTCCTTCCCCTCATATGTGTCAGCCCTAACCCTTCCGGTCGCGTAGACCGGGGCGTTTGCCACCAGCTTTTCAGCCTTGGCAACATTTCTTTCGCCGAATCCGACGAAGTCCCAGTAGGTTGAGAATATTCTCTCATCCGGGCCCTCGTCCTCGGTTAGTATGGTTCCGGCAATGAACTTATTGCCATTCTTCGATGTCATCGTGCGGATATCACGCACGAGCCTACCTGCTACTGCTACACTATTCATAACGATTTTTATTTCTTGCTCTTCTTTTTTTATCAGGTGTGCCCTGACCTTGGCCAAGGCGCTTATTTCTATTTGCTGGACCCTCTGTCGAGAGATACCCATGACGTTAGCAACTTCAGCTTGTGTCCGAATGGTGTTTTGGTCAAGAAGTTCTCTTTTTGTGGGCCCATAACTCTTTAACAACGCCGCCCGGAAACGGTTATCCAGAAGGCAGGAAAGGCAGGAGTCAACGGGTTTAAGCAGCGGGGAGAAAAAGAACTTGCTGCAAAAACTGCATATGTAGATGCTGCCTTTACCGGCTTCATTGTTTATAGCATAATCGCACAAATTGCAACAGCAAAGTGAGCTAAAGCATCGTTTATTCCCAGCTTAAAGTTCTCCGCGTGGCAGGTAATGATTCGGGCGCTTTTTAATTATGAATGCTCGGTTTCGGGCGTATCGGATTGGGCCGCTTGAGCCGGGGTGGTTCCTTATTATGAAGGGGCTTCCCGTTCGGAGACACCACTCCCCCCACAAAGGGGGAGGGCTAAGAGTCTGGATGGGTCCTTATGAAGGGTATTACCCATGTTCGTATGACTCACTCTCCTTGCTTGGACTTGCGGAACTCGGTCATCCTGTAGTTCCACGGGGAGAGGCACTCTGCGCTAGGCAATGGCGGTATCGACAATTCGATTTCTTTTTTTA